GGGCCTCGGCCAGTGCCTGCTGCAGTTGCTGCTGCACGCCGGCCGCGTTCTGCGTCAGCGTGTTGCCCTCGACCGCAGCCATGCGGCGCATGAGTTCGGCGTTCTGCTCGCGCAGATACGCCAGCTCCTGCTGCGAGCGCTCCTTGGCCACCTTCTGCAGTTGGCGGCGCTTGACGCGGCTGTCGCGGTTCTTCTTCGTCTTGTCGACGATCTCGTCCTCGGAGTCGTCCTCGGACGTGCCCATGCGACTGTCGTCCTCGTCCTCATCGTCGTCCTGCACCTCGGGCTGCTCAACCTGCTCGGTGCCGTCCGTCTCGATGACGACGATATCGTCGTCCTTTTCGTCTACTGTATCAGCCATGATCGGCTCCTTTCAGCCTTATGGATCAGACGAACGCCTTCATCGCGAGCGGGTCGCCCGTGACTACGCCGATCAGATCCAGATCGTTGAGAATGACGAAGATCACTTCCTGATCGTCGTCGATTTTGACCGTCCACTTGTCACCGCCGTATTTGGGGACGCGGACGAAGTCCCCCGGCGTAGCCCACGAGCCCTCTGGCCACGGCTCTTGCGTGTTGCGGTTCTTGAAGGCCAGATCACCAACGGCCACGACCTTGGCCACCTGCGTGTTCCACGTTTCGGTGTCCTTGGTGTCGCCCGTCAGGATGATGCCGCCGGCCGTCTTCTTCTTGGCCAGACGGATCTGGCACAGCACGCGGCTGCCAAAGGGCTTCACGCCCGGATCGACGGCCGGGAAGGCCTCGTCGATGCTGCCATACGCAAACTGTACCTTGTTCATAACGTAGTCTTGCACGGGTGCTCCTCCGCTCAAGTGTTTAGAGATTATAGTCTTTTCGCTCTTTCTCCGCGACCATGTCTAGCAACACGGTCTTGGCCAGCTCGAGACCAGCGTAAATGCCGACGACCTTCCCGTACTCGAAGAGGTCGCGGCCTTGAGGCTGCTCCAGCGCATCGCGTGCCAGATCGGCCTGCGATTGCTCCAGACGCTGCAGCAGAACCTCAATTCTCATGCAGGCGTCTTCGGCGAGCTCTTGCCGCCCAGCGCGCCCTTGCCGGCACCGGTCTCGACAGCTTCGCCCATTGCCAGACGCTTGTGCATCTTGATGCCGTCCTTACCGACCGGCTTGCCCTTGGTGTCGTTCATTTCAGTCTCCTCGTTACGGGTTGATGCCGGTGCCGGTGCTGACGCCGAAGCGCTCACCCGTCTCGACCTCCAGTTGCGCCAGCTCCATGGCCGTCAGGTTGTCCTGCGTGTTCATCGCCTGACGCACCTGCATCTCAGCCATCTTGCGCTCGGTCTCCTGCCGCTCGACCTGCTGGTCGGCGGCGAGGCGCGCCTGCTCTTGCTGCGCGTCGAGCTGCATCTGCGCCACGTCGAGCTGGGTGCGCTGCTGGTCGGCGGCGGCACCCTGCTGCAGCTTGGCCGCATCGATCTGCGCCTTCTGCTGGGTCTGGGCGGCCGTGAGCTGCAGGCGCTGGGCGTCGAGCTGCGCCCGCTGCGCGTCGCGCTGGGCCTGTGCCTGCAGTTGCGCCTGAGCCAACTGCACGCTCGGGTCAACCGGCGGCTGCGGTGCGAACGACTGCATGACCTGCTGCGCCTGCTGTATGACGGGCGGCAGGGCGGCGAACACGTTGCCCGCTTCCTGCGCCACGATCTGAGCCGCCTCGGCCAGCATGCCGTCGAAGGCCCGCTTGTCGTCGGCGGTCTTCAGCTCCTTGAGCAGGTCGCCCAGATCCTTGCCGCCTGTGGCCTCGGTGCCCAGATCGAAGATGCTCGACGCGTACCACATCGCGATGTGCTCCTTGATGTGGTTCAGGATCGCCGGGATGAACGTCGGCGCGATGAGCGGGTTCATGCCCAGCGCTGGCGACATCAGGTAGGCGAGGTGCGTCTTGAGGTGGGCGATGTGATCCTGCTCGGGGAAGGCCACGATCGGCCGGCCCATGGTCGCCGCCACGTTCTCGTTGACGGCGTTCTGCTCCTTCGGCTCCATCGCCGGGTTGAGCAGCTCCTTGGCGTTGGGGATCTTGAGCGTGTCGAGGATGCGCTCCTCGACCTTGCGCTGGTTGTACAACTGCGGCATGGCCGCAGCGCGCTGGGCCACCGCCTGCACCTGCGCGAAGCGTTGCGCCTCCGAGAAAATGTTCGGGTCGCTGACCGGCACCACGTCGAGCGGGCCTTCGAAGTCGGCGCGCGTGGCCAGCTCCTCGCCCAGCTCAACGTCCGTCTCCTCGTCGTCGAGGTACATGGCGTTGAGGCGGTGCAGGATGGCCAGCAGCTTCTGCATCGAGTTGTGCAGGCGCGCGTGGATGGCGCTGAACACGACCATGCCCTGCTCGATCTTGGCGAGCGTCGTGCCGACTGGCGCGTTGGCGTTGCCGTCAGCGATGTCCTCCATGCTGGTGCGGATGACGCCTTTGCCCGCATCGACCAAGAAGCCGAGCAACTGGAACAGCACCGCAGACGGCGGGTTGTAGGGCAGGGGCATGATCAGCTTGCGGATGTCGTCCGCCGCCATGCCGCCCTCGATCTCCATCACCTGCGTCGGCTGGATCTCGAGGCTCTGCCCGCCCTTGCTGCCGCCCTTGAGCTTGAGCATGGTCTGGCTGTTGCTGATGTGTGCGCTGTCGAGCAGGGCGCGCAGTGCGCCCGTCGATGCGGCCGCGATGCCGCCGACCATGTGCGGCAGGCCGATCGGGTACGCGCCGCGCCACGGGATGAACGGGAACTCGACGAACCACTGCAGCTCTTCGCGCGCCTCGTCCAGTTCGTCCCAGTTGCGGTAGATCGACAGGATCTTGCCCGACGACTTGTCGATGCTGATGATATACGGCAGCGCCTCATCGTCCTCGATGTCGGCGATGGTGTACACCTCGTAGATGGTGCGCAGGCCGTCCTCGTTGTAGCTCGTCTCGGTGCGGCCCTCGATCTTGTTGTTCGCCTTCTCGGCGACGCTGTAGTCGGGCTCCATGTTGACCGGGCCAACGTCCACGTCGCGGTACATGCCGCTCTTGACGCGGCGCTGGTAGTCCACGGCCGTAAGATACTGCACGTGCGTCTTGCGCTGCGCCGTGTAGAAGTTGGTTGCAGCGAACGGCAAGTGCATGTCGTCAATCGCGACGAACAGGAACTCCGGCCGGTTGCGCGCCTCGTTCCACGTGGTTTTCATGTATTGAGCCCCACCAAGGGGCACCTGAGTGAGCAACTGCTCCAGCTCGGCGCGGAACTCGCTGGACTGGACGGTGAGCTGCCAGTTCATGAAGGTGGTCTTGCGCTTGGCCTTCTTGACCTTCTCGCCGGTGGGCTCGCCGGGGATGAAGTCCTTGACCGGCCCCTGCGGCGGGAACAGTTCCTTGATGGCGCGGGCGGCGAAGTCCACGCAGGCCTCGGTCAGCATCGGGTGGACGACCTTGGTCGCGCCTTGGAACTGCGCGCCGCCGGGTGCGTCGTCGCCCAGACCGGTGCGGCGCAGGCCCTCCTCGTACTGCTCGTCGCGCTTCTTGCGCGCCTCCTTGTCCTTGCTGATCAGGTAGAGGTACGTCTGCGCCAGCGTCTGCAGCTCGCTCTCGGGCATGATCTCGGCGAGGTTGGCGAGGAAGTCATCGGAGCGGGGCTCCATGTTGTCATCGTCATCCAGCCGGACGATGGCACCGCCGTCGGGCGTGTCGATCACGTCCTCGTCGTCGGCCTCACCCAGATCGACCATCTCGGTCTCGGGCAGATCGTCATCGTCTTCCATGCCCGCTCCTTAGACAGCGTACGGATTGCTAACCGGCTTGGGCGGAGGCCCAACAGGTTCATCTTTTTTGGCTTGTACAGCATCCAGTAGGCGTTTGTCCATCATCAGCCTGAGCGCCTGCGAAGTACTGTCCACGTAGTCGTCGTGCTTGATGCTGCCGGGCCCGGTGTAGCTGCACAGTTGATGCAGCAGCGGATCGACCCAGTTGCGCGGCCGGCCGGGGTGCTTGGCGCTCTCGGGCAGCCAGACCATCTTGCGTGCAAAGATCGGCGAGACGATGTGCAGGCGGGTCAGCTTGTCGGCGCGGCCGGGGTTGTAGGCGTAGGCCTCGATGCCCTCGCGCTCCAGCATCTGGCGCAGGCTGATGCCTGAGCCCTTGTCCTCAATCAGCAGGATGTCCGGCTTGCGGCCGGACGTGAGCGGCTTGCTGCTGCCGAACAGGGGCTTGATCACGGCCGCGTCGTCGTCGTCCCCGTACGACACGTTCAGCTCCTTCTTCACCTTGCGGATCAGGTCGGGCAGGCCGAGGTGCTCCTCCCAGCAGTCGAGCAGCATGACGTTGTTGCGCTTCTCGTGGAAGAACACGCCCCAGACGCTGCACGCCGTCGGGTCGGGATCGCCCGATCGCTTGTCCATGGTCTTCTCGGTGAAGGCCGTGTCGAGCGACATGACCACCAGATCGAAGCGGGGCAGCGGCTTGTCGTGCGGCCACAGGCGGAACTGCGATCGCTTGACAATTCCAGCTTCCTCAGGATCCACCAATTCCCCCAACGCCTCTTGACGAAAGATGACCGTACCCTCCATCGCCATAATCTGGTCACGGAAGGTCGGCGCTAGGTTGGCCATGTTCGACATGCTGGTGGCGCGCGTGATGGTCACGTCTTTCCCGCTGCGGGCCACTAGCTGGCGGATGAGCTGCTTGGGCTTTGGCGTTGTGGTGGCCACCATGCGCGGGTTCTTGCCGAGGCGCAGGGCGAACATGATCATCTGCCACGCGTCTTCGTCATACGTCCACGCCGCCAGCTCGTCGGCCCAGACCCGATGCCACTGGCCGCCGCGAAAGCGCTCAGGCTCTGACGCGGGAATGCCCTTGATCAGTGAACCGTTGACCAGCACGATCTCGGACAGCGAGCGGTTGTGATCCTTGATCAACTGGTGCGGTATGCAGTTCAGCAAGCCGCTCTCGCCCTCGAAGCAGGTGTCGCGGATGTCGCCCAGCGTCGGGGCCGTGACCAGCGTTCGCGACCCCGGATCGCGCCAGCCTTCCCACCAAGCCCACTCCGCCGCGCATTTGGTCTTGCCAGCGCCACGGCCGGCAAGCAGCAGCCACGTGCGCCAGTTCCCCTCCGGCTCGATCTGGTGCGCGTGCGCCTGCGCCAGCCACGCCATATGTTTGTCGTAGGCCAATCGTTCGACGGCGGGCAACTGCGCCCGGCGCTGGCGGGCAGCGGCG